CGCCTATGAGTGGGTGAACGATATGGAGGGCACGAGGACGGAATTAGCTGCCCTGGCCAAGCAATCCCCTGTCATTACCCAGCCTGCCGAGGAGCCAGCCCCAGCCCCGACATCAGAGCCCATGCCTAACATGGACGCCTACAACCCTACGCCGCAGCTCCTAAACATTGAGGCTTGGGACACTATCAAGGACGAGCCGGTCAGTTGGATCATTGAAAACGTATTGCCTGACAAGGGATTTGCAGCCTTGTACGGCCCACCAGGCAGTTACAAGTCATTTGTGGCGCTGGACATAGCCGAGGCTGTGGCCACAGGACGCCAGTGGATGGGCAACGAGATTGCATTGGCCGGCGCCGTAATCTACATTGCCGGTGAGGGGCACGGCGGTATCGGGGCGCGGATTAAGGCGTGCAAGATACATAACAAGACGCAGGACGGGGCAGATATTTACGTCATCAGGCACCAGCTCAACCTCCGATCAAGCGCGGACGACTTTAATTTGCTGATGGAGTCAATTGACAACCTGATAGAGCAGACAGGCATCCAATTACGCCTAGTTCAGATAGATACGCTGGCCAGGGCATTCGGTGGCGGCAACGAAAACGATAGTCAAGATATGGGTGCATTTATCCATAACACCGGACGTATGCAGCGCAAACTGGGTTGCGCGCTCATGGTTTTGCACCACTCAGGCAAGGACGCCACCAAAGGATTGCGCGGTCATAGCTCATTACTAGGCGCCGTGGACACGCAATTGGAGCTGCAGAAACTTGACGTAACAGTCAAAAAGGAAGGTGTAGCGGGGCAAGGAATCATCACCATCAGCAAGCAAAAGGATGGTCAGGACAACATCAAATTTGGGTTTGAGATGGTGCAAATTAACACCAGCGGCGGGCTAAACCTAGGCGAATCCCTGTCACTAGCGGTCAGGGAGCATCAGGAAATGATTGACGAACAGCACAAGAAACCGAAGACGCCACCAATAAGAACAGGGGCTGGCGGCATCCAAAAGCAGGCTTTGGACGCCTTGCGCAAGGCAATTGCAGAGCATGGCGAGATGAGAATAATTGACGGAAAGCGCAATAAATCAATCTACACTGAGCAGTGGCAGCAAGCGTTTGAGGCGGCCCAGATGGACAAAGCAGGCATCAAAAGGCGGTTTACGAGGTGCGTCCAGAGCCTTCAGAACGCCAAAAGGGTGGAGGTTTTTGATCCTTTTGTGTGGGTGATTTGGGACAATAGTGACCAAAATGGCGGGGACTTTTAGCCGTTTTTGGGTGGCTAAAAAGGTTACAGATTTGACTAGTGACAAATGGAGCCAAATGGTGAGCCAAATGGACAGATGAGAGGAAAAACGTGAAATTTGCCAAATGGGACAAATGGGACAAATGGATGCCAAATGGATGCCAAATGGTGAGCCAAATGGAGAAAAATGGTGGTTTGCATAGATTTGGTGCAGTTTTGCCAAATGGGAGAGCGTATGTCTTAATATACGCTCCCATTTGGCAAATTACCAAATGCCCGAGGTTGTGTTTTTAAGGATGATGTGATGGCTACAAATAAGCGTAAAGTTTTGACAAGTATTGAGGCTAAGCAGCCTAGCTTTCCAGCGGATCAGTTTGAGGTGTTTAAGAATGCGGTTTTGGTGGAACTGGAAAATCGTAAGAAAGACCATGATGCGAAGTGGGGTATTGATAGATTGATTTGGTTGGTGAGTACCGAGTTGCGGGAAAAGGTCTGGGCGCAGCTCCAACGGGTTTACCTGGCTCAAGAGTCGCGGGACGATGAGAGGATGGCCAAGGCCGTTAGCGGGATGTGCAAAGCCTACGACGCGATGGAGGCTTGGGCGACAGCGAACAACGTGGAGCAGGTAGCCGATGTACGCCAGATCGAATGGCGGCAGCCGGACGGTGTAATCTTTGTGGTGGTGCCCGACGAAAAGGCAAAAAAGGTTTATTTGCAGGCTTGGCCAGGCACCACAGACAGGATTGTTTGGACAATCCAAGAAATTGCGATAATAGTCAACAAGCAGGCAGAGGGACAGATCAACGAGCTAAAGCGGCAATGGCCAGGCAGTCAGCTGGTTTCGGTCGGCGGGCCTAGCGGGTTTGATGATATGGACAATGACATTGACATGGTGACGCCGAGCAAGGCGCCAAAGTTGTTTGATACGAAGGCCTTTGCAAAGGCTTAAAACGTGCCAAATAGCCGTTTGGCGGTGTTTGGCGGTACTTTGGTGCTAAACAAGGCTTTAGGGCTCTGTGGCGCCTTTGTTTGGGTAATGGGTTGCGGAAGCGGGGTAATAGGTTGCTCAAACAGGGTAATGGGCAACGTTATGCGCTTTTTGCATACATTTAGTTAAATTACGCGCACGCGCTGGGGGTAATCAATGAAGGCAATGGCCGAAAAGATGACAAAAACAGGTGCAATCATGGGCAGACCAGTGAAATGGCCGCCCGAGCACCCAGTTTGGAGTGAAATCATTGATCGGGTTTCGGCTGGCAAAAGCGTGAGCACAGTGCTGTCTGAGAAGGGAATGCCGAACTGGACGGTGTTTCAAGCCATGCTGGCGCACGACGCCAACTTGAACGCTGCTTATGAGAAGGCGGTTCAGAACCGCGCAGACAAGCTGGCTGACGAGATACTCGAGCTCTCTGATGAGCAGATGCCTGCGGGGCTGGAAGGCGCCATGGCAAGCGCCTGGGTGCAGCAGAAGCGGATGCAGGTGGATGCGCGCAAGTGGATCGCTAGCAAGCTCAAGCCGCGCACATACGGCGACCGCATTGACATGACGGTGAGGGACGAACGCATCAGCGTGCTCGGCGCGCTCGAGGCGGCGCAGGCCAGGGTGCAGACATTGCAGCTGGACAACGTCACCGACATCACGCCCAAGGTTGTGGATAAGTCAAGCTGATACGTTTGTACTTTATACAACGGGCGTTATGTTAAGTACAAGGGCTGTGGATAACCCTGTGGACAACCCTACCCTTGGGCGCATGGCACGACTCTTGCCCACCCGCCAATCCCGCCGAGGCCCCCCCCTAGGGCCGACGGCAAAGGGCCAAGGAACGGGTGGGTTCACGAACAATTTTTATTTTTTTATGGTACAACCGCCCTATGCAACTGCCCATCTACCGAGGTGAAGAAGAACAGAAGCTGATGACCGAGTTATGGTCACCAGCCATAGCCGACGACCTAGAGGCTTTTGTTTTGTATGCTTTCCCGTGGGGTGTAAAGAACACGCCCCTAGCCAAATTTACTGGCCCGAGGAAATGGCAGCGCGATGTTTTGCGTGATGTAACCAATCACATTAAGGCGCAAAAGGGTAAGGTTAACTATGACACCATTCGGGAGGCGGTATCTAGCGGGCGGGGAATTGGTAAATCAGCACTTGTCAGTTGGCTAGTTCTTTGGATGCTGACCACCCGAATTGGTGGCTCTGTGGTGGTTAGCGCGAACAGCGAAAACCAGTTACGTTCTGTGACGTGGGCCGAGCTCACAAAGTGGGCGGCGATGCTGATTAATTCGCATTGGTGGGAAATATCGGCTACCAAGCTGGTGCCTGCTACTTGGTTGACGGAATTGGTGGAAAAGGATTTGAAAAAGGGTACGCGCTACTGGGCCTGCGAGGGCAAACTGTGGTCGGCTGAAAATCCTGATAGCTATGCCGGCGTGCATAACCAGGACGGCATGATGCTGATATTTGACGAGTCCAGCGGTATTCCTAACCCGATTTGGGAGGTGGGCGCTGGCTTCTTTACCGAGAACACGCCCGACAGGTACTGGTTTGCGTTTAGCAACCCTCGGCGCAACGAGGGGTATTTCTTTGAGTGCTTTCACGCCAAAAGGGATTTTTGGAACAGCCGTACCGTAGACGCGAGGACTGTGGAGGACACGGATAAGGCTATTTATGAGCAGATCATTGCCGAGTACGGCGAGGATTCTTCCCAGGCCAAGGTTGAGGTTTACGGTGAGTTCCCGTCGGCGGGCGAGGATCAGTTTATTAGCCCTATGCTGGTAGATGACGCCGCCAAGAGGCCCAAGTACAAGGATTTGACTGCGCCTATTGTTGTGGGGGTTGACCCAGCTCGGGGCGGCGCGGACTCAACGGTGATTGTTGTGCGTCAGGGCCGCGACCTTGTGGCCATTAAGCGGTACCAGGGCGAGGACACGATGACGATTGTGGGTCGCGTCATTGAGGCGATTGAAGAATTTAAGCCTGTTTTGACTGTGATTGACGAGGGCGGTCTGGGGTATGGGATACTGGATCGTCTGACCGAGCAACGGTATAAGGTGCGCGGGGTTAACTTTGGGAATAAGGCTAAGCAATCAATTGCTTTTGGCAATAAACGCGCCGAAATGTGGAACGAGATGAGGAATTGGTTAAAATCTGCTAGTATCCCGCCCGATAGGCAGTTAAAAGCGGATTTGACTGGCCCTGCCAAGAAGCCCAATTCGGCAGGCACTATTTTCCTTGAAGGGAAAAAAGAGATGAGAGCACGAGGGTTAGCATCACCTGACGCAGCCGACGCGCTGTGCGTGACGTTTGCCTTTCCTGTGGCTCACCGCGAGTATACTGAGCCCACTAGGCGCATCAACGCGCAAAATAGTGGTGTACATACTTCATGGATGGGGTCTTAATATGCCTTTAGTTAAGTCAAAATCACCAGAGGCTTTTCGCAAGAACGTGAAGGCCGAGGTTGCTGCTGGCAAGCCTGTAAAGCAAGCCGTGGCTATTGCGTATTCTGTTAAGCGCGAGGCTCCCAAGCCAGCCCCAACTAAAAAGAAATGACATGGCTGATTACACAGGCAT